ATTATGGACCTCTAGCGGGCCAAACTCGATGTAACATCGGAACAAAGGTATATCTTCATATTAACGTCTCATAGAAGCGACATCTTTTGCGGCGTCGTCATTAAAAATAGGTACAAGATTAGACTTATGCATTGCTGCAATACCTACAATTTTATCCCCGGTATAAACTTTCTTAAGTGTAGGCGCAGTACTACCAGATAGGGAATTAAGAGAAGGATAGTGCGGGGTCTCCCTACGCATTACACCAGAAACCACTACCGGGCTAGTAGTCGACCCGATAGGTACTTTCTTAGATTTTTTAGAAGAGTCAATACCATGCTTCTTAAGCCAGGCTTGGTATTCTGCTTCGGCTTTTTCCCAACCGGGCTTTCTCTTAGATTTAATCTTAGATTTAGTACTGGTATAGATAAGTTTCATATTCACCTCTTTATCATATTATATAATATTTCAACCGAAACGGCCACGGTTACGGTTAATTAACTTTACATTAAAAAACTTATCAGTAGGTAGATAGCCGCTACTAGCCTCCCACTTCACCCTTGGTGCTGTAAAGGTGAGCCAGAGCGACTTTAGGATAAAGGGACTGTTTTTTCCTTTTTCTCTTTTACTGGTAAGAGATCAGGAAAAGCTTCTCTAACTAAATCGTAATTAAGGCTTTTATATTTTTTCTGAAGTTTTCTATCTTTAGCCAGGCACAATACCTCAGCTTCTGATACATGGAGGCCTTCCAGCATTTCAATAAAAAGTTTTTCTTTACGAACCTTAGGTAGATTTTGATTAGGGTCTAACCAAATGTAAAAACGTCTAAACTCTTGAATAAGATTAGTCTCTTGATAACCTATAGGTTTATCCCCCTCTTTTTTAAATGGTGGTTCCCCCTCAGGTAGATTCATACTTACGGATTCATCGAAGTTAATCCTTAACACACCTTTATAAGCAGGTGCGCTGTATTTACGAAGAGCGGCAATTTTTTCTTCTTTGGTTTTAAGCTTTTCTACTTGCTCAAGTACCTCAGATAATAGCAAATTCATTAAAATTCTCCTATGTGTTCCATCATCATCTTCATTCTATTTGTGATGAAATAGTCTAACAATTTACTTCTATCTCCCGATAGAGTATTAGTAAAAGTACTTATGATCTCTTCTTTTATATTTTTAGGAATAGATTGAAAGTCTACCAACATCTTATTTCGGTGAAAATTGCGTTGAAAAACAACGTCCGTTGGCATTGTACTAGGGTCTTTTACCCATTGTTCAAGCTTTTTAGATGAGATAGGTCGCTGTCTTTCCCCGTTAATAATTGCGTCGTCGGAGGTAAGGACGTTAGGGACACCGTCTCCTTTGTCACCTTTGATGATGTGTTCCAAAATATATTCTTGCGGCGTTGACTCAGGTTTAATAAACTTCTTATGAATTGGTGAGAACTGTTTGATATGGTTGTATTTCTGTAACTGAATAAAGTCATGATCACCGGAAATAATAAGAAGAGGATTAGGTTCAGAAAACAAAGCCCCTTCTTTAAGGTCGTTCTCAGCTGACCATTCTACTAAAGTAGCAATAATATCATCCGCTTCTGCACCTTCAACCTCAATAACCCGGTAAGGCAGAAAAGACTTAATTTCTTCCTTAATTAAATTAATTGTATCAAAGATAAGAGGCCAATTAAAGCCAGAATCTTCCCTAGCCTTTTTACGATTAGCCTTGTAGTAAGGAAACTGTTGTTTACGCCAGTACTTTTTACTGTCGCATGCAATAACAATATCCCCGTAATCACGTTCAAACTTTTGTTTATGACTGCGAAGGGTATTAATTACCATATGTCGTAGTAGACTTACTTCAATCTCTACATCATTACGGCTACCTATTTCAGCCATTAGATTAGAAATAATGGTCTGACTGTAGTCGATAATAATCACATAATGACCCTTATAATTAGACAATCTTCATTTATACGGCCATTTACCGGTGATTCTTTAGTAGTAAGTTCAGGAATAATTCTACGAAGTTGTACCTTACCTGCGTTAAGTACTTCTTTCAGAGTTTCCTTAGGTTTACGAAGCGTTTTTTGCTCACACAGGTCAGGTTCATAATTCTGCAAAGTAGTACCTTTAACCTGTATACCAGAAGAAGAATCAGAACGATAAACAGCTAGTTTCTTATACTTAGTATTATACACCCATACTTGAGATGCTCCTACCATTTCAGGTGGCAGTACGGACTTAATACCAAGTTCAGAGTCTTCCCGTTTATATTTAAGCTTGGCTACTTGAACCCCGGCTGGTTTTACTTTTTTAGCTCTGGGTTTACGGTTAGCTTTTTTAAACTGAGAGTACCTATCAAGATCTTCTGTCCAGGAACTAATAAGTTTAATAAGCTGTGTTACCTTACGTTTACCTAGATGGGAGTATCCCTCTTTAATCTGCTCATCTGAAGACTCGTAAACTTCTATATACTCACCCGCTTTCTTCTTTATCCATTCTTCAATAAACGGGCAGTAGGGCTGAGGTATAGTTCTATTTTTAAGATCGTTATAAAGGTTTAGCTCTTTACCTTCAATTAGAAAATCATCAATAGCGCCTTCGAGCTCTCCCAGATATTCGTTTACTTTTTCCTTCATATTATCACAAACAGAAGGTCGAGCTACTTTTTCGACCTCTGGCTCTTCTACTGGAAGATCAGATGTATCGAGAATGATTTGGAGATAGTTACTAAATTTATTTTGATCGGCCTCGTTTAGTGTAAGGGTGCCATTGAGAACCATACGGGAAATCCACCCGTAGGTTGAGATAATTTTACCGTCTGAAACTTTATCAAAAACCTTGATATCGTTTTTTGTAAAATGTTGAGTAATGTAATCTTTAAGATAAGACCTAGCATCTTTCTTATCTTTTTCCTGGTTATACCAGTTGAAAGCAGCGGAAAGACTAGACTTATAATTTTCAGGATTTACAACCGGTTCAATAACTTTTACCTTACTCATTCGATTGTAAATTCCACTTTTGTAACTGCATCAAAACGAAACGAACGCCATTCTTGTTTCTCTAAATCAAATACGGGACAAGTTTCTTCGTTTACCGTTTTAACCCTGTCAGTTTTCTTTTCATAATCTTTAGTAAGTTCAGACTTAAGTGTGCAGTTCATTACTCGCTCAGTACCGTCTTTTTTAACAAACGTAACAGATACCGGTCCGTAATTAAGATGGCTCTTGATCCAGTCACGAAAAATTTTACGCTCTTTTTCCAACCACTCTTTATACAGTCTGGGCTCCATCGTCATCATCCTTTATAGCTTGATCAGCATCAGTCCAACCGTCTTTCCAGGCCTGGTACTTGATCGTTTTAAAATCTTTAATATAGGGATTAACGTAAAGGTTACTCATGCGACTATCCCACCCTTGAAGATAGGTATCGCGATACTCAGGAGTAACTAATACGCAAGTTCTCATAATATAATTATAACCGAACTTGCATAAAAAATCAACCGTTACTTCCTGAACACCTTATCCATAATTTCTTTAGGAATTTCGTGACGTGCTCTGCGGTACATCTCCGGCGACCACCCCTCTTTTTTATCTTGTGATGTTTCTTCTACAACAGGTTCCTGAAGTATAGGCTCTTCAAAGAAGTTAGTTGCGGGGGTTTCGGGCTTCTCAACAGCAGTGATTTCTTCCCCTCTTCGCTGTTTAAGTGAAAAGTTAGCTGCAATTAAAAGTAATATAGCCATAGGGTCAAATACCAGAACTATAATTATAGTAACCCACCTGACTGCTTTTTCTAATAAGTTTTGATCTGGATTATCACCATACATTAACGCCGCAATATACTTAACAGGCCCGACTTCTGCTTCAACCTTACGGGCTTCTGCGGCGATGGGGGCTCGTTCTTCGGTAAACTGGCTAATTTTTTTCTGTTCGGTTTCAATTTCCTGAAGTAATCTAGCACGTTCTTTGGTCTGTGATCTACGAAGTTGAGATGCTTTGTCAGCACCTTTTTCATCCGTACTTCGTGCCATAGTTTGATCCACAGCCTCATCCAACTGTTTGATTGTTTTGCGATTTGCATCTTTATTTTCCTTAGCAACTTTTATTTTTTCATCATATATTAAAATTCTAGCTAATATATCACCAGAAACTAAAGATTGATCCATGTGTGCTTTGGATAGGTATCCAAAAATACCCATAGAAGTAATAAGGGAAAGTATAACCACCGCAGCTGTAAAGTAATACTTAATAGCTGAAGGAGCGACGGTCCAATTTCTATATACCCAAGATGCTGCTACTAGCTTTGCAAGCTCAAGTGATGAACCCATGATCGCAATAGGAATAGGGGCTGCAGCAAATATTGCTATCAGCCCCACTATAGAAAAGTAAGCTGCTACACCTGATAATAGTATAGCAGTTATTAGTGTTAATAAAAGTAAAATCATAGTTTTACGTGTGATCTATGGACTTTTACCATAATCCATGTATTATACCAGTTTTCTTTGTCTTCTAACACCCCTCTGGTAAATTGCTCTTTGGCTTCCAAATAATTAGTAGTACCTTTGGTAGGGCAGAGATGTATTATTTCTCGGGTGAAAAATTCATGTCCAATAGTCTGCACGTCTTGTTTAAGTTCATCGGACGAGGACCAATATTCTTTCCAATCCGATTCAACTTTGTAAGACTTTCGTTTTTTATTAACTTGTTTTCTTTTGGATGTCCAAAAGAATTTCTTACCGATATATTTTCGGTTGTTCGTCTTGTTTGTAATAATGTACACAAAGCCATAATGTTCACCCGCCTCTTCAAAAGGTTTACCTTGATATAACCACGTCATTCATAGTCTTCCTCATCCTCTTCTCCTTCTGTAATGTCGCCACTACAAAAAGGACAAAAGTTTACTTCATAATAACATTCATCTAAGAAATGTTTAATTTTAAATTCAGCGTCACAATTATCGCACTGATATTGTCTCTGCATCTTAGTACTATCTCTCTGAATATTTTCTTTCTGCTGCTAGATATTTTTCTAACAGTTTAGGTGAATATTGGGCCGGATAGCTGATGAAAGCTGAGCGTATATTTCCGCAACTTTCATATGAGCATCAATCATTTTAGCTTTCATCAATAGGGCCCCATTTACCAAGCGGGCATTCAGCCCCTTTCAATCTAGTTTTACCTGGCATAAAACAATAGCATACCTTACACACCATTATATGACTTATTAATTCGTCACATTGTTTGCAAATAATATATCTAGCTCTCGCAAAAGGTACAGCGTTTATTTCTTCTTCATGTTTTTTACGCTGTTCAGCTAGCCACTGTTCCTGCTCTGTCATCTCTAATTACCATACCGGTTGTTAGCCAAAGCTAAAATCTCATAAAATAACTAGTAATCGGGTTAAATTCTATCCCCCTTGTGCCATACCTCTATGTAAAAATAAGGTTACACATACTATTGTAATATGTGTTGCAATAAAAGTATAGATAATCTCTAACATTAAGCAGCCCGACCCCAGACATCATCCCAGGTGCCGGTATGTGCAGCCTTAGCATAATCGGTTGCACGGTTCTCAAAGAAGTTGGTATGAATAGGTGCGTTAATCATTTCTTCAACCCAAGGTAAAGGATTTTTTTTACGTTTGAAAATGCCTTTCAGACCCATCGAAATAAGTCTACGGTCGGCGATATAACGAATATATTCTTTAACCTCTTCGGAAGTAAGACCTTCGATAGCACCTGTTTCAAAAGAAAGATCAATAAACTTATCTTCTAATTCAACCATTCGTTCTGCGATGGTATAGATTTTGCTTTTAAGCTCATCATTCCAAATCTCTTTATTCTCTTCAATGTAAGTTCTAAAAAGCTTAATCATTGCTTCACAGTGCTGGGTTTCATCTACAATAGACCAGGTAACAATCTGCCCCATCCCCTTCATTTTGCCGTGACGCGGAAAGTTTAACAACATAATAAAAGAGGAAAACAACTGCATCCCTTCAGTAAAAGCGCTGAACACAGCGATGTGGGTTGCAGTATTCTCTTTTGTAGTGTTTTGATCGGAAAGATTTAAAACATAATCATGCTTGGCTTTCATTGCCTCATATTCTAAAAACTGATTATAGGTTGTTTCCGGTAACCCTAGAGTTTCAATAAGGTGGGAATACGCCGCAATGTGAAGAGCTTCACGAGCAGCAAAACCTAGCAACATCATTCGTACTTCTGGCTGGGGGAAGTATGGTAAGTAATTCTTTACATACCCCCCTGCTACATCAATATCCCCTTGTGTGAAGAATCTAAAAATGTGTGTAAGAAAATGTTTTTCTTCTTCCGAAAGCTTTTTTTTCCAATCCTTAACGTCTTCTAATATTGGTACTTCTGTATGAAGCCAATGAGATTGTTCATGTTTTAACCATGCATCATATGCCCATGGATAGTTGAAAGGTTTAAAATAACTACGGTTATCTGTAATTTTATAATCGTTTTTCTTTACCATTTATCCCTCGCATGCAAGACACGTTTCACCCTCTACTAAGGCTTTCATGTCTAGTTCTTTAATAACTTCCCGTTCTATTTTCTTTGCCACTTTGTCTGCTTTACCAATTTTTTCCGATCGGCAATAGTATAGTGTTTTTAATCCATGCTTCCATGCCATAAAATGAACTGCGTGTAAATACTTTACATTAACATCTGGTCTAAAAAAGAGGTTGAGAGACTGTGCTTGATCTATGTAACCTTGTCTGTCAGCTGCATGCCCTACAATCCATCTTTGGTCAATTTCCATCGAGGTTTTAAATATATCTTTTTGCCATTCATCGAGTATGTCCAGGTGTTGAACGGATCCGTCGTTGGCTATAATAGAGGACCATATCTCGTTGTAGTCGAGTTTATCGTCTTCACTACACTTCTCCTTGATAAGTTTGTCTAGATAACGATTTTTATTAAGGTAAGCTCCCGACAGAGTGTCTTGACGGTACGCGTTAGCACGGTAAGGCTCAATACTAGGAGAAGTATTTCCCATGAGGATAGACGAAGAAGCATTTGGAGCAATAGCCATAACGTGACTGAACCGCTGACCAGTACCAGCAGCATCCGGAGCTTCGCCACGTTCTTTTCCAAGAGCGAGATTAGCCTCATTTAGTCCTTCTCTAATGTGTTTGAAAATTTGGTTGTTTCTTGACTTTGCCGGGACTGACTCAAAAGGAGTATTAACCCGTTGGAGATAGGCATGAAAACCAAGAGCACCCACACCAATAGAACGCTCACGGCTTGCAGAATACTTGGCCCGCTTGACATGTACAGGAGCATGATCAATGAAGTACTGAAGTACGTTATCAAGCATCTCCGCAACGTCCCGGAGAAAAAGTTTATTAGATTTCCAATCATCAAAATACTCCAAGTTGACTGAAGAAAGACAGCATACAGCTGTTCGCTTCTTATCGGTTGGTAGAATAATTTCACTACAAAGGTTTGATTGTTTAATTGATAGCCCTAATTTCTTTTGAAACTCTGGCATCATTCTATTAGAGGTATCAATAAAGTGTAGATATGGTTCACCGGTTTGCATTCTAATATCTAGAATACGCTGCCATATTTCTTTGGCGGAAACAACCTCTCTTACCTCACCGCTATGTGGGTCCTTCAGTTCCCACGAATCATCTGCGTCCTTATCTTGCATGCATCGTTCGATAATTTTCATAAAGGAATTGGGTATGTTAATACCGTGATGCAAATTAAGTGTCCTCATATTAGGATCGCCTGTAGGTTTTCTCATCTCAAGAAAAAGTAAAATATCAGGATGAGAGATGTCAAGATAAGCTGCATAACTGCCACGTCGAGTACGTCCTTGACGGTAGGCAAGAGAACTAGCATCATAAGTGCGTAAATGAGGCATAATGCCAACAGATTTGTCATCAGCTGAACGAATTCCAATACCAATTCCAACCCCGCCACCGAGCATAGATAGCCAGTTGACTTCAGATAATGTATCAACTAACCCCTCGGCAGAGTCGTCCAAATAAGGTAAAAAACAGCTGATAGGTAGACCACGAGAGGATCTACCAAACGAGAGAACCGGGGTGCTATAACTAAGCCAATGCTTAGAAGCATAATCGTATAAACGTTGAGCATGTTCCGGGTTGCTCCCAAAAGCTTTAGAAACGTACGCAAATCTCTCTTGTGGTGAATTCTCATCCTCTCGCATGTAGGATTCTTTTAGTCTTTTAATACCCAAATCATCAAACAAAGAATCACAAGAATAGTCTACCGTAATACCATGCACTGTGGTCATATCTTCCTACTTAATTTTTTTTAATTATTTAATTTCGTTGTAAATTTTTTTCTGTTCATTGTACCATTCTATCCACGAATCAACTTTAGCTCTACACAAATGGTACTCTTCATAATTAGATGTAATGACTGATATAGTTTCACTCAGTTTTGTGGTTTTGGAAGGAACCTCTTTAAGATCAGGACATGCTTTCTTAAGTTCCGCAATAGGTTCTGGAAACTTAGGTTTAACAGGTGCTGTTGCAAGACAACCAGTAAGAAGTACTAAAGGTAGTGCAACAAGTATTCTCATTGTAATTTATCCTTAGTATTTTTAAGTGCTTTGGCTTCTCTTTCATCCTGAAATTTAGAAGTAGACGGAAGTGTGTTTTTAGCAGCTGTGTTTAAGATATCTAGCACTTCAGGTGGAACTTCACATTTAGCATCAATAATTTTTTCTACTTCTTTTATTTTTTCTTGTATGACTACTTGTACTTCTTTTACAGTTTTAATTTTATCAATAAACTTATACTCTATCTTAGAATTAGCTTCTTTAGCCTTTTGTTCGGCTATTTCTACTTTCTTTTCAATTTCTTTTACTCTTGCTTCCCACATCTCCTGATTAGCTACACCACCAGAAAGATAAACCCCAAATACTAAAACTACTACCGAAATTAACTGAAGCGGTAGTTTAATTACTAGTAGTTGGGGAATAAAGTGAGAAAGAAAACCTGCGAAAATAGATACAACCAGACCCGTGGCACCTAAAAGTGCAATGGCATAAGCAATCCAGGTCGGTAAAAAATTAAGTATCCACATCGTCTTTTTTATTTATTATTCTTTAGTGTTGAACATCTTGTATTGTATCGCTTAACTTATATTTTGACTCGTCTATGACCCTTTGTGACCACATTTCTTCATTCTCTAAAACTTCCATATTATTCCCACTTTAATGTTTGATCAAATCGTTTTTCTTGAATTGTTTTTTCTTTCCATACCCTACGCGGATTGGAACACATAACACATCCCGGTATACCGCAACCCATTGCATGATGTTTAACAAATCGATGCGGTTCTTTTACTTCTGCGCCATGTGATTTAGCAATTTTGGCTTGTTTGTTGATGGTGGTTTCTTTTTGATGAATTCTTTTTGAGTGTTGAACTTTAGAAATTTCGTCGCTCACTTAACACCTCTTCCAGGCAATAAATTTTGCTTTGGCAGTCAGGCCTTGGAAAGTATTTTTCTTAATAATGTTTTTAACGTCCCGGCCGGCTGTCACCATGTCGTTGATATCTTTTTCCTCTATATTTTGAGGCCAGATAACAACATTGTAACCTTGATCGATATTTTTTTCTATGATCTTGCACACCTCCTTGTTTCGAGGTTGGTTATCAAATATTAATACCATACTATTTGTATTAATATTCAGGGAGTTAATTTTTCCAAACGAGGTCCCAGCAGCAGCAATACAGTTATCTAAAAACAAGCTATCAATAGGACCCTCTACAACATATATAGTCTTTTTTGTATCTATTTCATTTATACCGAAGAGTAGCGGTACGTTGTCTTTAACTTTGACAGTTATGTAACGAAGCGTTTCACTGCGTAAGGCTCTACAGGTAACTCCAGATAGCTGACCGTTGCTATCGTAAAACGGGAACACCAGTCTCGGCTCTTCTGTTCGTATAGATTCTTTGTATGTATTGTTGAGTTGGACAATATCTTTGACATTACTAATAAAATATAACTGTTTAAATTTTACTGTTGGAATATTTCGTTGCTTACAAAACAAAACCGCTTCATGGTCGCCAGGTAATTGATCTAAGCGGTCAATTAATTTATCTAATAATCTTTCTTCTTGCGATTTAAAATTAGGTTCAGTAAAAACCATTTCCGGGACGGTGTTAGATAGCTTAACTGGATTGCCTTCGGTATATTTTTCTAGGGAATACTGAGAATATAACCCCGAATCAATATCTTTAAGAAAGTTACCAAACGATAAAGAAGCATCACAGTTATGACACTTAAATCTTAGCTCGTTTTTATACCGGAAGAAGTACCCCCTAGCTTTACGCTTGTTCTTGGCCGAATCCCCGCAAATAGTACACCTACAGTTATAAAGAAAGTCATCCTTCTTTTTAAACAAAGGTAAACGATTACTAATTAAGGTAAGATACTTCTGGTCAAGAAATAATGACATAGATAAAAAAGCCTCCTAAGAGGCCTTAATTATACACTGTATTGCTTTCAAAAACAACCAGTATGGTCAGAATAAATTTTCTAATTTTACGTGAGCTAGAACGTAGCCTACTACAATAGCAGCACCCATAGTCATCCAGCGCCACTTTTCAATTACATGCATTTTATCGGCAATTGCGCGATGTTGTTCAGTACTAGCTTTTGCTTGAGCGTCTAGTTTATCCATAATTTTCTCGTGTTTTTCTTCCAGGCTTCGATGAAAATCATCTCTCATATCACTAATTCTATGATGTAAAGTGGCATAATTAGCATCTATCTTCTCACTCATTTTATTAATGTCAGTAGAGATAGATTCAACTTGTGTTTCTAGAACTGTAATACGCGTGGAAGTAGCTGCTCCAGTTCTCGCCATGACGCCTTCCATTATTTTTTTATACGAGGAGTTTTTGCCGTTGCTTTGGCTGTAGCAGGCTTATTGGTTTTAGGGCAACCTTTATTAGGTACTTTAGGTACCGGTTTTGCCTCAACAACTGGTGCTTCCACAACAGGTTCTATTACCGAGGCTTCTGCCTTTACGGTATCTTCCACCTTTACCTGAACTGGTTCTTGTTTAAGCAGGTTAAAAAAATTAATTAGTGCTTGTAGCATTGGCCACCTCGTTTCTTTTTAACACCTTTTTTCTTTTTCTTACCACCACAAGATCTGGACCTAGTCCAGCAACCCCTGGTGTTGCCTGAGCATTGTTAGCAGGTGCTTCTTCTATAAATGCTTTAAAAGGCAGTAAATATTTATTACTATAATAATTATGAATAAAATTAATATCTTCGGTAAGATCGGTTTGTAGCTTGCTTAGATACTGATCTTCTAAATCGATAGGTTCAGAAGTAGCATTAGAATGTTCTTTAATTAGGGATAATGCAGCAGCAAAAGAGGCTAGTTTTTTATTTTCAACAGGAACTTTCTCTATAATTCGCTTAAGTCTAAATACCATACGATGCAATATGGTATAAGCGTCTTTTTCATCAATAGAATTAAGATCACGCATACGCTTAAGTTCTTTGCCTTTTGCGTCCACTATACCAAGACGAAATGCATCAGTCTCCTCAAAGGGAGTTGTAAGCATACGAAGTATTTTATAAGCTATTATTGAATCTACAAAACGTGACATTAAATTTTTTCCAGCGCTTTAGTTACTTTTTCGTCTATTGGTATCTCATACCCTTGAACCGCCTCACCTTGTGCTCTAATTTCTAACCCGACAGGCATTACGTTTAAAAATACTAAAAATGATTTTAACTGCGACCAGTATTTTTTTTCAATCTTTAAAAACAACATTCTAGTTGTTGGCTCGGGTCCAAATAAATTATAAAGAACAACTAAATGATTGACTATAAGTCTTTCTTTCAAGCCTTTTCCAGCCGTATATTTACGAAAAAGCCGCTTAAGGTACCTGAATTTTTTAAGGTCATCTTCAAATTCAACCATACCTTTACAAGCGGGATTGTCGTAATGCTTCATTGCAAACATTACGAAATTTTCTTCAGTCAATTCAAAATTCATATTTAAGTGAGACTAGCAGTTCCCCCAATCATAAACCATTTATTATAGGTATATAACAAGGTAGCTGTATCACCTACTGCATTAAACTCAACGTTAGCACTATTAGCTACATTAGCTCTAATAGCTAGGGTTCCTCCTGAGTTGGAGATCATAGTTAAAATTTTAACCTGATTTACTTTACCAGCTGGAATAACCAATGTACCACCTGATGCATCACTAGATAGATGGGTAACAGTTTTTGTTAAATCAATAATACCTGGAGATGCTAAAAGTTGTACAGATGAATCTAGAGCAACGTTGCCTTTTAAAACTACGTTGCCTAGATTTTGAAAAAGAGTACTTGCACTTAACTTTTTACTAGTATTAGATTGTACAAGATAAAGAAGGTCGCTACCTCCTACAGAGGTAGCAGATGTTAACTCACTTACCTTTGAATCAGCCATTAACTGTCTCTAAAAATAGTATCATCAGATGCATCGCCCGCAGTACCCGCTGTAAAGCTCTTGGACATAGCAACTAAAACTTCGTTCTTCTTACGAGTATTGCCATAAGCATCAACATATGTTAAATAAAAATTCCAACCAGTATGAGATGCATTAGATGATTCTGTTGTAGATGTGAATGTTAAAGATGCTGTAGCATTGGTAGTAGGCTGTACGCTACCGGTAGTAGCGATAACAAGCGATGTATTAGATTGTACCGCAGTTGTATAGCCAGCACCAAAATTATTAATAATTACATTAGCTACAGTAGATCCTGTGTAGTTAACCGTAGCTGTAGCATTAATTTCGGGTAGAACGGCACCAATAGTTAATACAGTAGCAGTAGTATTTGATTGAGCTGCAGCGGAATAACCTGCACCCGCGGCTGTTACCGTTGCTGTCTTTACCTGCTTGGTACCCATTTCAGAAAGATCTACACCATACACATTCTGAATAGTAGAAAGATCATTCTGCCTTCCATTAGATAGCTGTGCATTTACGTTAGATAAAAACTTAGGACCTTGCTGAAGATAAGCAGTAGCACCTGAGGTTGCAGAAGATAGAACACTTGTCAATGTTAATGCAGTTGCAGAAGTAACATTATTTACTTGATATTTTTGGCCACCAATAACTAAATAATTACCACCATCAACTTCGGTTGTAAAAGCTGTTCCTGATCCAACTACGTTTACATTGGCTGTATAACCTGTAATTGTACCAGTTAATGCTGCATTATCTGTATAGCCCCATGAAGACATTTAATTCTCCTTATTCGTTTTTTTTACCAGCGGCACCCATGTTCTCTACAGAACGTGCGTTGCCATGGTGTATATATTTACGGCGAACCCCAGATTCTTTATCTGTAACTACGTATTCAGCGTAGGGTTTACCACTCTTGGTCATATATTTAGGCATTGAGACTTTGTGACCTGCTTTTTGGTGGGTTTTTATTCTATCTTCAATATCTGAACGCATGAACTCTTCAGTAAAAATTGAAACGTCTTGCTTATTATATTTTTCATTAGCTAGGTTAATAGCTTCTTCTTCCCCAACTAAGTTCTTAGCAGCTGATAGGTAATCACCGAAGTTATAGGATTCTTTAACTTCATATTCTACAGGTGTATGAATAAAGACGGTTTCATCTGCGTCGTCTGCTAATTCTACTTCTTCCTTCATAGCTTTCTTTTTAGCAATAGCAATGGCTGCTTGTTGAGCCATTGATGTTGCCTCTTTCATATCGTCTTCTTTTTTGGCTTTTTTGCCCTTGCGAAGCATTTCAAAATCTTTAGCCGTTAGTTCATCCTTTTCAGGCTCATGTACGTCTAATACCTGCTGATTAGGGTGCTTTACAGTTTCAGAAACACTTTCTTCTTTTTTGCCCAGCATAACTGCCAGGACGGCTTTTTGTAATTCTCTGTCGTTTCTCATTTGTTTTCCTTAGTGTAAATGCTTATCTAAATGTCTAGGTAAATTCTGTTTTGTAAATGTAATGATACATTAATCTAACTTTGAAACGGGTGTGCTTGACCAGTAACGGCATGACCAGTAGCGAGCTTTCCATTTCGGTCCTGGGTCATCACAATTATGGCGAGCTCTAAAGCTCCTCCTTCTGTCAGGGTCATCCCTTTTAATAGATAAATTAGGATCACCAAAATTAACTTTTACTACGTTGCCTTTGTCATTTCTAACATATACAGCACGTTTTTTAGGTCCCCCGGGGGTAAGAAAAGGTTTGTTTAGCTTTTTACCTTCGTTATCTTCTTCATTAAGCTCTCCCCAATCTTCATATTTTTCCCGACCACAGGAGACGAATTTTTCTTCTACTATACCGTGTTCTAAATCAAGAGTATGGTTGATGTATTCTCTCAAAGTTTTAAATTGATTCATAAATTTCCTTTATTCTCCATTTTCCCCCTTTTGATTTGTACCATTTTGCTGCCCATCCATTTGCATAAGCTGAGGGATATACATCAAATTTAGATTTAGCTAAGGCTTTAGCCCTTGACCAAAGATCTGGATTTGTAGGTTCGTTTTTTTCTACTAAAAAACCTTCTCTTAAATTTGAAAAGGTAATTAAAGATTCTGTTTTTACCATAACTGGTTCACCGCCTTTACCGGGTCTATCTGCTACTGGATCTTCTCTTCTTTTTCTTCTAACTGCTGCAGCTCTATCTTTTTTTGACATTGCTCTTGCTTTTGCAAGAGGGAGACATTTAGGTTTACCTTCACCTGGCTCTCGAGCACAGGGACCGGATATATCACCTTTAGTATTCATTCTCACCCAGTTACCTTTAGGGTGAGATTTACTAAACCAATGTCTTAAATTTTCATTAATCATTATACTATACTAACAGCAATAGATGCTGCGGAAACAGCCCAGCGCCACATTATTTCGTCTTCAGCCAACCCGTGAGCTTCAAACGACGCTAATACTTCTTTAATAAGCGTTTCTTTATCAGATGCGGATATCGAACCAGCTTGATAATCAGAAATAATACCAGCAAACTCTCTTGCTAGATCGCCTCTAATAGACTGCTCATTCATGTATTGTACAATTTCGTCTAGGTTCATCTTCCGCTCCAGGCTTGTTGAATAATTTTCATTCTGGTTTTACTTAAGTTTACCCATCGCTGACATGCAGCCTCATTACCATCTTTAGCTTTAGCTAGATTATCTAAAATACCTTTTGTAGAAACTTTTTGTGGGTCGTTTCTAAATTCGGCGTATCTGTTTAACCAATCGGCTTCTCTAACTGCTTCTTCAATACCAGATTTTTGCTTACAATCAACAGTATCTAACTTTACTGAAAGTGAAATAAAACTTCCTGCTAGGGCAGGATCGTGATCACGTGGCCACATTTGCTTTATTTTATCTACCGCTGCACAACCTGTTAATAAAACAACTAAAGGTATAATAATTAATTTTTTCATGAAAAAGCCTTTAACGTTTTTTCTGCTTTATTTAACCCCCAGTGACGAGCTTTCCAGTCATTTTGTTCCATGCCTTGTAAGCCTTCCCACTGCAGTTTGTTTTTAATCAAACTTTTGACAAAATCATCCCAGTCAGTAGACTGTATTTTACTCTCAAAAATTTGCTTAGCACCTACTGCTTTATAATAATTGCTGTAATCTGTTTCTATGTGTAAAACTTCTAACGCTTCCTCACCATCATAATATTCTAATGCAAAATCTAGACCCCATTTTGCTTTTAGTCTTAGATATTTATTTAGTTGTGGAAACGTAGTTTTTTTATCCTCAAGTTGCATTCTTGCATACTGAACAAACTCCCATCTTTGTAATATCATAGAATGGTCTACTTTTAATTTATCATGTTTACAAGATATCCATTCTTTCTGATCACAAGTATGATTTAAAATCTTATTCATTCCAACTTTATTTTCTCTATAATATTCTTGCTCAAGAAAAGAAAGTTCAAATCCATCGTTATCGAAATACTTAATGTAATCGTCTGTTACTACATCATTACTAACGCGTTGTTTAAGCTCAAGATAACGATCAAACTTATTATCTGAAATAGTAAACATTAAGTTAAATCTTTATCGTCTAAAGGACCGTTGGTTAACCACAGCGAGCATGTTCTTGTACCTGCGCACTTAAAATGTAAAAGATTACAATACCCTAAATCGGCTTTGTTAATGGTAGCCATGGCATCAACACCATCTTCTTCACCAACTATACCCTTTTCAATACAAGCCCTCATCTTATCAGAAACATCAAAAGCAGCACAGTTACCACACGTCATGGTTTTTGCAGTATCAACTTCTATGCCCCAAATATCAGCAATCTTGTCCCAGTGGTCGTTAGATTCTTGAGGATTGGCAGGACCATAATGATATTCGTCAATAGCATGCTGACGATTTTTTACGTTAACATGCACGGCCATAGTAGCTACGGGGCATGCATTTTCTTCTCTAAGCATAAAAAAGGTTTTCATTATCTTCTCTTAGGTGCTTTCGTACCACCGGGTGCCTTAGAGGATTTAGTACCCCCAGGGGCAGATGATTTACGAGTTCTGTATCCGGTTAGACGTTTCTGTTCGATGGAGCGCATTTTAGGAAGCATTTTAGTCGCGATTGCAGTTTGCATATACTTCATTCTTGCAACCTGCTGTTCAATTCGATCTTTTTCTGCAGCTGATAGGGTAGATTTATCTCTACCTCTAAGGAATCGTTTATAGACAGCTCTGCGAGCAGCTACTACAGCTCGCTTTTTAAGAATTTCTATAGAAGAAGCGCGACGTAGTTTAATGTTTCTTGCAACATTGCGTTTACCTCTCATACGAGCAAACGCTTGACGTTTTTTAAGCCTGGCTTGAACGGATAGTTTTTCGTCTAATATTTCTTCTTCCAGCTCTTCTTCATTATCTTCTTCAGACTCATCATCATCTTTTTCATATGTAAGTTCAATATCATCATATAAGTCAACTATATCTTCCCAGGTTAAATCATCTACTATTTGATCAACTTCTTCATCACTTAATGTATCTTCTTTAGAACTTTTTTTTTCTTCTGTAATAAACTGACCGAATGAAAGAACCCTGCCCGTTGGAGAAGGTTTATCCAAAACTTTAGTTTCTTCTTCTATCTCTCCAAAATCAGCCTCAGGTACATGTGCATAAGGCAAATTACTAATAGATGAATCTTTATGGCCATGAAGTTTAAGCATTTCATTAGCATGAAATTCCATGTAGTCTTGATGCTTATCTAATACCCCCAGGGCCTGTAATGCATCATGTGCACGAGCCATCTCGTAGGTAAAGTCATGAATCATTCTTTTTGTAGCCATGCCTGCTTCTTTGGCACGCTTTTCTAAAAACAAATAGTTATCTGTTGCCTCAAGGGCTGTCTTTAACAGTTCGTGTTGTACTTGTAAGTCTGTAATCATTTAGTTATAGCCCTTAACATCCATGCATGCTTTTCATGAGCTTGAATTCTATCTTGTAAATAATTTGATATACCAAACTCACTAGCTTTCTCTGCTGCATCATATGATTTAACCAATTGTGCTAGTAATAAATCGTTGTCTCTTTTTAATTGAGACAACATACCCTTAGCATCAGGTATCGTGGTTGATTCATCTATGGTAGCTTGTGAAAGTAAGCTTGCAAAAGAAACCGGTGCATATGCATCTAGGGTTCTAATTAGTTCAGCTGTTGTATCAATTGATCCATAAACATCCTCATAAAAATTACCTAAGAACTCATGATATTGCGCAAAGTCAGACCCCTCAACATTCCAATGAAAGGAATGAGCTTTAAAGTAAACTATGTAAATATCTGCAAGAACAGATTTTAAAGTATCAGCTAACATGTTATCCTAATGATTTATATTGCATGTGTGCAAGAGTTTTTGGCTTCATAGCTATTCCTACTTGTACCTGTCTAACAGCTGCTGAATTAGGTGTAATACCTTTAACTGCCTGCTTGGTTTGAATTTCTACAGGTCTTAAAGCCATTTCTGGAACTGCTCCAGGGTACGGAAGCTTATCTTCTTCGTGCCCAGTATATTCCCCGATATGTTTTCCTGCACGAATGGTTTCAATCATACCTTTAAATTCTTTATAGGCATCTGCACACATATCAAAATGTTTGGTTTGAATTCCGTCAAACTCTAACTGAGACGTCTGCTCGTGAAGCTCTTGACGCTGAGCTGTTGTCATTAAAAGAACCGGTATTTTTTGCTCTTTAATCTTTTGACGTAGAGGTGTAAATGAGGAGGCAGGTTTATTATTCTCTCCTGGAGTCATTTTTTTCATATGGTCGGTGCCTTCTTTTTCACCCCATTGGTACTTAGAAATTTTAAGATGTGGGTCATAGATTTCATCAACTTTTAAAGCTTTTCTAACTGAGAGGTAAACTTTTTCTTTATGTTCGTCTGATAAACCAGAAAGTAACCCAGACTTAAATTTTTCTTTGTTACCAGAAATAGCATGCGAGCGTAATTTTGTACCTGACATACCTTCAGCACCTTCAGCATCAGGATCTCTTTGCCCGGCTGATACAACCTTAATTGACTTAAAATTATAAAGAGCACCTTCGTGGGTGCCGTTATATTGATTAAGCTTTTGTTTATATTCTTCTACTCTATCTAAGCCAGCTACCATAACCAAATGCTTATGGCCCTGATCATGTAAGCTTTTTGCAATATGAAGCATCGATGGCATCTCTTTAGATGATGATGCAACATGGGCTTCAGGGTAGGCATGCTTAATTAGCTCTACTTTATGCTCAGCTGTCAAAGGATTTTTCTTAGCATCTTGAGAATGCGAAGTAAAAATATGCGGGACTGCGCCGTGCTTTTTGGCAGTCTCAACTGTTTTATTAAACAGCTTTTCGTGTCCTACGGTTGGAGGATTATTACGACCGTAAGTAAATACAGCTGTTTTTTCGGTAGCTTCGATAAATGTATGCATGGTTATATTTATCTTTTCTTTGAATGCATGTTTATAAACCAGTGTGCTAATTGTTTTTTACGTGGAGAAGCAGTTTCCGATGAGCGTATTTTTTTAAGTTGGGTGATAGATTTACCTTTAAGCCCATGTCTGGCCATATCACCTTTATCTTGGGGATTACGACCATCTTGAAAATTTTCTATTATTTCTTTGAAGGTTTTCATTAGTTTTGTTCTTCCCAAGTAATAGAACCTAGTACATCGTCATTATTAGTGGTTGCCTTAACAGCTACTAAAAAAATCTCTGAATAACCATTAATGTTTCCTCTAAGTTGTAGTGAATGATTATGTTCTATGGTCTCATTCATAGCTCGAGACCATTTTACCAAAAGCTGCTTTTCTTTAATACTTTTCATTGATTTTCTATTGCCTTGGAGCTAAAATCCATATGTGGGCGGTTGAGAATTACCTTGGTCTAGCCAAGAAGTTTGCTCTACTAAATTCAGCTCTATCTACTAATTTTGTAGGTCTATTATTACGAACTACAACATACCCTTCGGGCTTAGTTTTAACTCCGTTTATAGAATGCTCAAAACGAGGTTTAGCTGATAAAGAGTGTACTAATTGATCTTTAGCCTGTTGTAAGTGATGATGCATATTAAGAATGGACTCGAAGTGTTTAGTATTACTTTTAACATGCTTTAAATCGTCATTCATCTTATCGGTTTTATCACCTATAGCTTTTGCAGTCTTTACTTTTGCGATATCACTAAGATGTTTTTGTTTTAAATGCTCGAGATAGCCATCTATGGAAGGCTTAGTTCCTTCTCTAACTGTACTATTAATATACGTTTTTAGATGCTTACCGTGTCTTGCTAAAACGTTATAAGCCTGTTTAGGTGTCTGTTTAAAGTGCTCGGTTGCAGCTTTAATATGATGATTAAAAGTATGTTCTTGATCAGGAGTCATCTTAGCTGGGCCACCATCTTCCACAACACTTATAGTATGCACATCAGGGTGTTGTTTAAAATGTGAAAGATCGGCTCCAAATT